AGCGTCTCAAGGGATGCAAGAAGAACCTGAAATGCCAAGTGAAGAAGAGATTGAAGAGTTTATGGGTGATGCCGAAACATTTGATTTAGAAAGAGCAAAAAGAAGATTTATTAACTCACTTATCCAAGGTGCCGCATTTAAAGGAGGACACATGTTTAATTTAGTGTCAAGAGAACTTAATGATATTGACCCTAGATTAATGAATTTATACACCGTGTCACAATCTTTAATGGAACACGCATATTGGTTGTTTCCTGATATGGAAGGAATGGCTGGTGGCGGTGGTGGACAAATGGGGCAATCAGAAGTTGATACCGAAACAGACCCACCAACAGTAAAAGCGAGAGCAATGACATTTCCACTTTTAGTTCATGAATTGGTTAAAGGTGTTTATGAAATATTTGGAACTCACGGTTTACCTGACGACCCAAAACAACAAGAAATGATTATGAAAGCTGAAGATACTTTGCCTGCAGAGATTTGGGATTCTAGATTAGGACCAATTTTTTGGGAAAAATTTGTAGACGCTTATCCAATGGAATTATTTGATGAGGATATGAAACACATCCAACATTACTTATTCATGAGATTTTCTAAGTTAAATGCTGAAGAATTTTTCAGAGTTGCTAAACTTATACTTTCAGGTAACCCACAAGGAACTCAATTTATTCAGAGAATGGTTAATGAAATCGTTACTGAACTAAAACAATATGATGCTGAAGAAGCGTTAAGCGGTGATGATGACGATGATTTTGACGATGATGGGTTTGATGATTTCTTAGGAGGTCTAGGAATATCAAGACCAAAATAATGAAACATGTCAAATTTAACAAGAGAACAGGTACTAATAGAGTATGTAAAATGTCATAAAGACGTAGAATATGCGTTAAGAACTTATCTACAAACATACGATAATACAGTATCAAAATACGTACCATTAGAATTATTTCCAGACCAAGTATCATTACTTGAAGATTACGAAAATTATAACGAAAATATTGCCTTAAAATATCGACAAGCGGGAGTAACTACAGTTACATCTGCTTGGGCTTCGATGAAACTTTCTTTTGCTAAGAAAAACAAACCCGAAAAAGTCCTTATAATTGCTAACAAACTTGATACGTCATTAGAGATGGCAAACAAGATTAGAAACTTTGTCAGTCAATGGCCAAGTTGGGTTGGTATTGATTTTGCGGTGGAAAAAAACTCACAAAAACATTATAAATTAAATAACGGTAGTGAGGTTAAAGCCGTTGCAACATCTAAAGATGCCTTACGTGGATTTACCCCAACAATACTTATATTTGATGAGGCTGCGTTTATTGAGGCCGACAGTGATTTTTGGGCGGCTTGTATGGCGTCTCTATCTACAGGTGGTAAAGTAATCGTGGTCTCAACACCAAATGGTTATGACCGAATTTATTATGAGATATATGACCAAGCGTTAAGAAACATGAATGACTTCAGAATTTCTGAAATGTATTGGTATCGTGACCCTCGTTACACAAAAGATTTATATCTAATTAAAACCGATGATATGATTCACTATCTTTTAAATAAAGAAGAGTACAGTGAGAAAGATATCCTTAGTTGGTCTCATATACCCGCAAACGAAAGAGATTATAAAGAACTAAGAGAATTAATGAACCAAGGTTATAAACCTTGTTCTTCTTGGTTTGAAGCGATGGTTAAGAAATTAAAATACGATAAACGTAAAGTATCTCAGGAGTTAGAATGTAACTTCTTAGGTTCAGGTGATAACGTATTTGATTCTAAAATGTTACAAACAATAAGAGAAAATTCTATTATAGAACCCAAGAATAAACTTATGGGAAACGCTTTATGGATTTGGAAAGAACCTGTCGTTGGCCATAAATACATTATGGGGGTCGATGTTTCTCGTGGGGATAGTGAAGACTTTAGCTCGTTTCAAATTATTGATTTTGATGAAAGAGAACAGGTTGCTGAATATGTTGGTAAATTACCGCCAGATACTATGGCTGAAATTTGTTATAAATGGGCTAACATGTATTCGTGTTTTATTGTGATTGATATTACAGGTGGAATGGGAGTTTCCACGTCAAGAAAATTACAGGAAATGGGTTACAAAGATTTATATGTTGATGGTGTGGATACCGCTAATAAGTGGAAATACGACGCTAAGTCACATGAAAAAATACCAGGAATTAATTTTAATAATAAAAGAGTTCAAATTATTGCTTCATTTGAAGAGGGTATGAGACATGGATTTAAAATTTATAGTTCAAGACTTTTCAATGAAATGAATACGTTCATTTACATTAATGGTCGTCCTGACCACCAAAAAGGACATCATGACGACTTAATTATGTCAGTGGCTATGGCAACTTATGTTGCTGAATCGTCATTTAGTAATTTAACTAAGGTTGTGGAACATACTAAGGCGATGATTGAGTCTTGGGCAGTTAGTAACAATGACCAAGCGGCAAAAAATTTAGAATTTAATCCTGTTATACCACACATGTCAGAAAGAATTGGACAGTATAATAATCAGAACATGTCTAAAGAAGATTATCAAAAGTACGGTTGGTTATTTGGTATTAGATAATATTTATTAATAAAATATCTCATGGGACTAACTTCTAGAAAAAAATCGGGGAACAAACTTAATGGTAGTAAATTAAACGTACCTGGTCAGGGTATTAGTAATGTTAGGCCTGGTGGTGATAATAAAATAAACCAACAAAAAGGTGACCCTAACATAAAGAAAGGTAAACAAAATTAACTATTTAATTATAGATAATTAGAATTAAATTTATTACATGGAAAACAATCAAAATAATCAATTTACAGTTTGGCAGAGGTTATCTCAAGCCTTTGGTCCTAACGCCCTGTTAAATCAAGATTATCCAACATATAAGTTAGACAAGACTGAGTTATTAAAAACAACATCAAAACAAGAATACGACAAAGAAAAATTACAAGCTCAACAAACGTATTACTTAGCCAATCAATGGACTAAAATTGAGAGTAACTTATACACTCAAGCGGTTTATTATGAACCAACAAGATTAGCATCATTCTATGATTATGAATCAATGGAATATACACCTGAAATTTCTGCAGCTTTAGATATCTACGGTGAAGAATCAACAACTGTTGACCAAAATGGTTACATGTTACAAATCTATTCAGAATCTAAACGTATAAAATCAATCTTAATTGATTTATTTAATAATGTTTTAGATATCAATACTAATTTACCAATGTGGACAAGAAATACCGCAAAATACGGTGATAATTTTGTTTATTTAAAATTAGATGCTGAGAAAGGTATTGTTGGTTGTATGCAATTACCAAATATTGAGATTGAACGACTTGAGAGAGGTATGGCCGCAAAATCGGCAAACGTTGAGGAACCCGCAGAAAACAAAGGTCTAAGATTTAAGTGGAAGGCTAAAGACATGGAATTTAATTCATGGGAAGTTGCTCACTTTAGATTATTAGGTGATGATAGAAAATTACCTTACGGTACTTCTATGTTAGAAAAGGCTAGACGTATTTGGAAACAATTATTATTATCAGAAGATGCGATGTTAATCTATCGTACCTCAAGAGCCCCTGAAAGACGTGTGTTTAAAGTCTTTGTTGGTAATATGGATGATAAAGACGTTGAATCATACGTACAACGTGTTGCAAACAAATTTAAACGTAGTCAGGTTGTTGATAGTCAATCGGGTAATGTCGATATGAGATTTAACCAAATGGCGGTTGACCAAGATTATTTTATTCCTGTACGTGACCCAGCACAAGCATCCCCAATTGAGACCCTACCAGGAGCTCAGAACTTAGCAGAGATTGCTGATATCGAATACATCCAAAAGAAATTATTAACCGCTCTTAGAGTTCCTAAAGCGTTTTTAGGATTTGAAGAAGTTGTTGGTGATGGTAAGAATTTATCATTACAAGACATCCGTTTTGCAAGAACAATTAATAGAATTCAATAATCTATGATTGCTGAAATGAATAAAATCTCTATTATTCATTTATTCTTATTAGGATTTGAAGATGAGTTATCAAACTTTACATTAGGTTTAACTACCCATCAACACAAGCCGATTTATTAAAAATTGATGTTTGGAAAGAAAAAGTTTTATTATACAAAGATGCCGTAACACCAATCGAAGGTATTGCTCCAGTGTCTGTGACTTGGGCTAAGAAACACGTATTAGGATTCTCGGATGAAGAGATTAAATTAGATTTACAACAACAACGCGTTGAAAAAGCCGTTGGTGCTGAATTAACTAACACCGCAACTATTATCAGTCATACAGGTGTATTTGATAATATTGATAAATTATATGGTGTTAAATCAGGAGCTACTCAAACTGTGGGTGTAACTCCACCACCTCCAGGAGGTGAATCAAGTGGAGGAGGATTAGGTGCACCTGAAGATATGGGTGGAGGAGCCCCAATACCACCGCCACCAGGACCTGAACCAGTCGGTGACGCGGGGTTAACACCTGAATCATATAAACGTGATAACTTAACAATTTTATTAGAAAGTGATAACTTAACAGATTCGGATTCATTTATTGATTTGTCTAAAGCAAGAAATTCTTTAGGTGAAATGGAAAAAGAATTAAACAAACTTCTAAAAGACTGATATTTATAAATAAAAAAGAGATGACAAATTTTGGAATAATTAAATCGAAGATAGAAGATGTGTTATTAGAATCATATAAAAACAACACATTTAAACAAGAATTCAAAAACTTTAAAAAGTTAGTTTTAGAAAATAAAAAAATATGCAAACTTTTTTATTTATACGATGATTTATCTTCTAATAAAGGATTATCGGAATCTATTGTTAACGAATATGTAAATGAATGTATAACCATTTATGAAAATACCGTTAATAAAATACAAGAGTCGGATATTATACCATTGAAGTCTTGGATTAAAAACTCTAAGGTTGATAATCAATATAATAATATTGATAATTTATTCTCGAGAGATGTCTTAACAATTGAATCAAGAATAACTAGTAAAAAAAATATTTCAGAATCTCTTAAGAAATTACCTACCAAGAAAGTAGATACAGTTCAAATATCATTAACTTCTATGGTTAATGTTGCTAATAAAACAATTTCAAATTTTATTGATTCATTAACTGAGTCAGACAAAAAAGAATTAACAAGACTTTTATCTGAGGATGACGTTACTTTAAATCAAAAATTTGATAATGTTAAAGAAAGTGTTGTAAATAAATTAACTGAAATGAAAAACAATAATGAGGATAAGTCAACTCAAACAAGAATTGATGAAACTCTTGATAAAGTAATTTCAGAAAAATACGATAAGTTAACTTATTTTAAACTTAAAAGTTTAAATGAGAATCTTTAATCGTTATTTGATTTATATTTTTTCTGAACGTATTTTGCTTTTAAAATCTCTTTCCTCCTTTTAACTGATTTTTTTTGAAATTCTTTTCTTTCATTTAATTCCTTACTTTGCCTTGTCTTTATGACTTTACTTTTGTAAATTTTTAACGCTTTCTCAAGTGTTACATTCTTTTCTACTTTTACGATTAACATATTTTTGTGAGTTTATATTTATTTTGACTATTGCTGTAAATATACCTATTTTTATTAAAACAATAAACTTAAAAAATTATGAAATTTAATGAAAAAGGGGAAAACCTCACACATTCACGGATTCAACACTGCCAAGGTAGTATATGGAACAGTTGATTCGATGAATTTTAAGTCACTCTATCTTAACGTCCAAACATGGGTAGAACCAACTACAGAGTGCGAAAATTGGACAAGGACAGTTCTCAACATGAGCAGAGCCATAAAACATTCGGTCTACGAATCCTTAGATAAAGAGTTATTTGATGATAAATTTATAGTGGATTTAGATTTAAGGTCCAGTGGATTAAATCAAGGTAAAAAATCTTTTATGAATTTAGAAATTAATTTCTTTTTGAATGATGATGGGCATGACTTTAAATCCAAAGAAATTAAAGATTCACTTAAAGATATTACTACAAGAATTTTTTACGAAAACTTCTTAGGTAACGATTACTTTAAATTTTATCTAACTAAAAAAATCAAAACAAACAACGAGACGCTACAATTAGAGAATGTTTAATATTTATAATAAAACATTTGAGATGAATTTAAGAATTTTACAACCAACTGAAATAGGTAAAGGTATATTAATAGAATACGATGCGGGTTACGTATCACCAACAGATACACATAATGCTAAGATTATTAAAGAATCTAAAGGTAATATGTTAGACCATTCTAAACCATTTGAATTTTATGCGGTATTACAGAAATATAATACCCCAAACAGAAATGGTAGAATATACCCTGAACGTATTTTAAAAAGAGAAGCTGAAAACTATAAAAAAATGATAGAAAAGGGTACCTCTCTTTCAGAGTTAAATCACCCTGAATCATCTTTAATAGATTTAGATAGAGTTTCTCATATGATTACTGAAGTATGGTGGGAAGGACCTGTATTAATGGGTAAGATACAATTACTTACTTCACCAGGATTCCACGAAAGAGGTATTGTATCAACCAAAGGAGATTTAGCGGCTAACTACCTAAGACAAGGAGTTACGTTAGGAATCTCTTCAAGAGGGGTTGGTTCCCTTAAAAAAGTTGGTGAACAGAACGAGGTCCAAGAAGATTTTGAATTAATCTGTTTTGACTTAGTATCGTCACCATCAACACCAGGAGCGTATTTATTCCAAAATCCTGAAGATAGATTTAACTTTGAGGAGAACTTGGAAGAGGAGAAAAAAATTAAAGTCGAAAGAGAAGTTGCGGAAAGTGGAAATAAATCACTTGACTTAATGAAAAAATTGAACGATTATTTAGGATATTAAAAAAAAATTATAACATGGACGAAAAGTATTTTATTGCAAAAATCACAACCGATATGATTGATGAAAAATCGGGAAAACTTAAAAAATTAAGAGAAGAAAAATTAGTAAAAGGTTATAACCCTACTGATGTTGAGGCCAAAGTAACGAAAGTCTTTGCTAACTACACACAGGATTGGAGATTAACTGCAATTGTTGAAAGTAAAATAGATGAAGTGATAGAATAAAATCTTTACATTTCAATAATAATAAAAGGGGGACATTAGTCCCCTTTTTTGTTTTTTATCAAAATGGTAATATTTATAATAAATAAAAAACCAATTACCAAATTAGTTTAATTAAAACTTTTTTGATATTGGGTGATATTTATATAGTAAATTAAAAACATACACATGGCGAAAGAAAAATCTTTAGTGGAAGAAGCAATCATCCAAATGAAAAATTTGGAAGAAGCGGTTGCGGAAAATGCAAAAGGAATACTTGCTTCAACGATGAAGGAAGAAATCAAAGAACTAGTAAAAGAATCTCTGACTGAACAAGAAGATGAGATTGACATGGATGTTGAAATGGACAAGCCTGAAATGGAAGACGATATGTCTGACGAAGAAGGATTGGACTTGGATACTGATAATTTAGATATGGATATGGATGATGAAGATTCTATGGATGATGAAGATTCTATGGATGACGATGAAACTATTGACCTTACCGACGTTGACGACGAAGATGAAATCTTACGTGTATTTAGCTTAATGGGACCTGAAGATAATATCGTGGTTACCAAAGATAATTCAGGTAATATTAATCTTAAAGATTCTGAAAAAGAATATATGATTGTTGGTGAAGGTGAAGAATTTACGAATGAATCTGAAGAAATGTTTGAAATGGATGATATGTCAGATTTTGGCATGGAAGACGATGAAGACGAAGATGAAGATGAAGACGACATTGATAGCATCATTGATAAAGTATTTAATAAAGGTAACAACGAATTAGAAGAAATGGATTTTGAAAAAGATGAATTAGCATTCGGAGAAGAATTGGAAAGCGACGAAATCGTTTATGAAATTGAATTCGACGAAGAAGAAGGTGAAGAAGATATGGGTCTTTTTAATGATGAAAACGAAGAAATGTTAGAATCATATGAAGAAGAAGACGAAGATATCGAAGCATCTGTTATGGAATCTAAAAAGATGTCAATCAAACCTAAAGGTGTTGGCATGGGAAATCCAAATAAAAGAAAAGTTTATTCAAGCAAACCTAACCAAGAAGGTGGTTTCAAAACTGTGAAAAAAACAGTTAATAAAACTATGGGTACTGGTAAAGCAAAATTTGAATATAAAGATGGTGAAAATCTTGACGGTGATATGAAAACTGTTAAAAAAGTTGAAACCAAAGAAGCATCAAGAACTTTAGGAAGTGGTTCTAATTTTAGAACGGGTGGTTTACCAAAACCAAGAGCTCATTCAAAAGCAAATACCGCAATCCAAAAAGAAAGTATTGATAACAAAGAATTACAAGTTCTTAGAGAAAAAAATGAAGAGTACAGAAAAGCACTTAACGTTTTCAGAAATAAATTAAACGAAGTTGCGGTGTTCAATTCAAACTTAGCTTATGCTACACGTTTGTTTACAGAACATTCAACATCAAAACAAGAGAAGATTAATATCTTAAGACGTTTTGATAGTGTTGAAACTATTAAAGAATCTAAAAACTTGTATAAGACATTAAAAGATGGTCTTTCGGCAACAACAAGTCAACCAATGAATGAATCAATGGAAAGAACTATTCAAAGTTCTCCATCAACAGGTTCTTCGGCTAACTTGATTGAGTCTAAAACATATGAAAATCCTCAGTTCTTAAGAATGAAAGATATAATGTAAAAATTAAAATAAAATAAATAAAAAAAAAATAAAAAACCAAAAAAATGGGAGCATTATTAGAATCAGGTCTTGTTGGTAATATTGGGTTAAAACACCTTAAAGTTATCAAAGAAGATACAATTAACAAATGG